TCTGCATCATATCCTGGCCGGTCACCTTGCCCCTGGCCTGCATCTGCCCCAAAGCGAGGGTGATGTGGTTCACGCCCTCGGCCCCTGCCCCCACACCGGAGGCGGCGTCACCCACGGCGGTCATGATGGGAATCACATCACGGGCCGCAAAGCCCATCCCGATAAGCATCTGGGTGTCTTTGGTAAGTTCGGTGAACTCAAAAGGGGTCGCGGCGGCGAAGCTTTGCAGTTGGCGGAGCATGGTATCGGCGGCCTGGCCACTGCCCAACAGACCCACGAAGGCGATACGGGTTTGCTCCATAGCCGCGTTTTGCCCCAAAAACGCCGTAGCGAGGCCCACGGCCCCTTCAGCTGCGTATTTGGCAAAGAAGACAAACCGCCCGATGCCTTCGACTGCCCCAACAACCGAGCGACCCATGGAGAGAAAACCACTCCCTGCGGATTGTGCGACCGACCCGATATGACTGGCCAGCCCGGATGAGGCACTGACCATCTGCTGGATACCGCTCATAAAGTTGGAGATATCCGCCGAGAAACGGGCGACGACTTGGCCGACGTTTATGGTGGGACCTCCTTACTGCTGCTCGCCGACGAGGGCTTTGAGTCGTTCGTTTTCCAGTTCATCACGTCGCTCAAGATACAAGAGCCAACGCACGAGATTGGCCGATGACTTGAGACGAAGATAGAGTTCTCCCCGCGTGGCGCACCCGAACAGCTCCATTAACTGAAACTCGCGGTACTCTTCCGGGTGCTCTACCAGTTTTTTCGCATGGCATCCAGAGCCGTTTGCGATAGCTTACTGATATCAGCTGCACGCATGGCAATGCGTTCGGTGGCTGCGCCCATCTTGGTGTTGAGCATCCCGCGATAAGCATTCTTGAAGAGGAGTCGTTTCGTCTTCGGGTGCCTCGTCGACAAAATCACCAGGTCAGCGTACATCTTGGTAAAATCGATGTTGTCGACGCCGTTTTTGTTCATCGCCCTAATAAATTGCGTTCGTTCAAACGTGGTGAGCGAACGGATGAGCACCTGCACAATCCGCTCTTTCCCGTCTTTGTCTCTCACTTTCCACTCAGGGACATCCAGTAGCACCTCTACTACATCATCAATGTTGGAGATGATGGTGCGGAGTTCATCTTCATTGTCCGTTTCCAGGTATTCAGGCTCTTCCGGTGCCTTTGCTTCCGGTGCGTTGCCATTGGTGTGCGTCTCTGTATCGTCGTTTGTGTCAAGCTCCTCGTCACCCTCTTCATCGTAGAGCGTCAGTTCCTCACCTGCTTGTAGCGCCCGCAGGCGCTTCTTCTCTGTTCGCAATTCGTCCCTTCTTTCTAAGTTGATCGTAAGTAAAAGCCGCCATAGAGGTCAAAGCTCATTGTTTGCATCAACACGTCTTTGGAGTCGGCCTTCGGATCGACGCCAGTCACAATGCCCAGGCAGTCCCATCGCACATTGTTCGTTTTATCGACGTAGAGCTGCATCCCCACGACGTTCCCGAGCTCGAGGAAGATGCGCCCGTCCGAGCGTACCGTGTCAATCTTGCCGGAGCCTTCTTTGGTGGTGGCAAGTTTACGCGCGTAGTTGCCGGTTGCCTGAAAGGACGTGGTGTCCTTCGTATTGGCCTTGATGGTGAACGACCAATCGGTGGCATCATCGAGTTGGGTCAGGTTGAAGTAGTAGCCGGTCGAGATGCGCGTGAAGTTGTTGGTCGAGACCACGCGGGCCGTGTTAAAGACAATCACCCCACCGGCATATTGGAAGGTGTAGTCAGTCACCGTCACCCAGCCGGTGCTACCGTTGGGCGAGTTCTGCACGACGATGGGTTGCTGCCAGTCCCAGGACTTGTGGATACTCGCGGTATAGGTGATGTGGTCGCCGGAGTCGGTAGCCGTCTCGTTCGTGGTATTGATGGACGGCGTAGCAGCCATCCACACATCGGCGCCAACGCCAGCCAGTGGAACTCCCATGTGCTTCTACCGTCCTTCCGTCACGCAAAGGCGAGTACACCTGTGCCCTCAAAAGAAAATGTTACCTGGTTCACGTCTTTGGCGTCGGACTTGGGGTCAATGCCGGTGAGGATAGCGGAACCTGTCCATTTGTGGGTACCGGCGGCGTCCGTATCCATTTCAAGGGCAAAGGTGTTGCCCAGTCCGTTAATGAGAGCCACCTGACCATTGGTATCGGTTGCGTCCAACGGCCCATCTATCTTGACGCTCCACTCTTTGACGGTCGCCGTCTTGGTCGCATACCCACTCGCCGACTGAAAGGCCGTCGTTTCCTTCACATTGGCTTTAGCCGTCACCGTCCAGGTATTCATCCAGGCGACGGCATTGGCACCTATCTTGATATTTGCTGAGACTCCGGCCAAGGGGACACCCATTTTTTTGCTCCTTTACAGTTCGTAGGCCCTCGTGCGAAAGCGCACCGCACAATGCCTGACGTTATAGTCCGTCTCGTGCAAGATGGTTGACCAGTCATAGTTGATGTAGGCGACGCCGTAATCGGCCAGTGAAAGAGGTGGGTTCGTCGGTGTGGTCTGCAAGAGCCGACGAACTTCGGCCAGTATCTGGTAGCACTCGTCATCAGAGCCCGCTTGCGAGAAGAGGTCGAGCAGAAACATGCCCTCGTTATTCATCTTGCCGCTAAAGGTTGGATCAACGCCGTCCACATGCTGCCCATAGGTGATGTACGGAAACGATTGCCCTTCTGGCGCGATGTCAAAGACGCCGGTGATGATACCCATGAGCGTCGTATCGCCTGTGAGCTTTGTCTGTACCGCTACCTGTAACTCAAACATGAAAGCCGGACGTGTCGCTGGCATCGTTTCCCCTTATCCCCCATAAATGGCATTCAAGCGATTAATCAGGCTCTTTTCACCAACGGCGTAGCCAGGCGTCATGAAGTCGCGGCCTGCGACCCAGGATCCGCTACGGGTGTGATGACCAAAGCATACCCACTCGGCGTAGTATGCTTTATTGCGCAACTCGCCCCAAATGAGATTTGCCCCGATGCTTCCCGTAAACCAGACTTCTTGTTTACTCTTGAGGTAGCCGGTTCTGACAGGGATAAGCGGCAGTGACGCATCACGGGCGTCGTTGGTCGCATCGCTCACGGCTTGCACCACCTTTGCCTCCGTTTTCAGCTCAAGGCCCTTCAGTTCGCCAATCATCTCTTCGAGTCCTACGAGCTCAACCGAAATACCTGCCATGTCCGTCTCCTCACATAGGTGTGTTCTTGACGTGTGTACTCTCAATTTCAAAGAGCACCTTGTGTACTTCTGCTTGCACCAATTCTCTGAACCAGGATGCTTCTTGCAGAGCCTTGTAGAGTTCGTTTCGGATGAGGTTTCTTGCCTCTTCGGTTGGTTCAGCATCCCAAGTAAGATGTACATGCACATCTTGCTCTAGCTTTGCCATAAGTTACTCCCGTGGCGTGAACAGGACCTCGAACTCCTGTCCGATCTGTGCATTGAAGAAAACTGCCGCCGCCTCTGGATTGATAACAAGCATCTCCAGATGAGCAGAAGGCGTTGCACTTCCAAAGGGCTCACCTTGTACACCATTCAGGTGAATATAAGCTGCCTCAACACTTTTGGCTTCCTGCTCACCAAGCGGTTTGTAAAAGCCGCGTGAGCGGTTGACTTGATCCAGCCGAAAACGCGCATGTATCTGCATACTTTCTCCTTTGTGTCTATCCGGTCATGCTTGCGCGTCGTACTAGTACACGACGACAGACTTCATAACTCTCTGGCGCAAGCAGGTCAATCACGTGGTAGGTAATTGTGCCTACCTTGATGCGGTCTGACCCAAGTACATCCGTTCCTTTGGGGAGCAGGATAATCTTGGGAATAAAGCCGACCTCTTGCCCACTCAGCAACTGCTCGCGGGGCACGCCGCTGTTCATCACTGCGCACGGGATAGGGTCGGTGTTGTGCTTGGGATAGGTGATGGTAAAGCCACCGGACGACGTCGGTACCCGTGTCTCGCGCAGGATGTCACACACATCGTTCAGCACTTTATCCGTAATCCAGCCCGCCAGGCGGTTTATTGCCGCATCAGAGAGTACCGGCATATCAACCCATCCCTCCTGTCGCCTGACTTGGCTCTAAGAAGTCCAGGGTAAAACGCCCACTCGTAAACGCTTGCGTGGGGGAGTAGCCCAAACCTGCTAAGCGTTTCTCTGCCATGTCACGCAACACATGGACGTGTCCAAAGATTTCCGACTGCGAGGCAGACACAGCACCACTCACACTCACATTGAAGCGCATGGAAAAGACACGCAAGAAACGCGAGAGCGCGAAGTAGTCCAGGTGCGCCAGGTAGGCCGGTACGAGTGCATCAGGTACATCGGTTGTGCCCAGTTGTGCCTCTGGATACTCCAACCCTCTCAGGGACTGGTCAATCACCGTGTTATAGGCTTGCAAAAGCGGCGTGGTGTCAAGCCCTGCCTCTGTGGCCATATCGGCATATTCGTTTTGCAGGTAGGCCAGTGCTGCTGCTCGGTTCATGACGATTGTTTTCCTTTCAGCTCATCCTGCCAAGCTTGCGGCAGTGAGCCAACCCAGCCAAACTGCTTGGCCTTCCTGATGAGGCAGGCTTTGATTTGCGCTCGTTCGGCATCGTCGGCAGCTCGCCCCATGCTTGACACCGCATTGGGGATATCGGCGCGGGAGAGCACCGGAAACGAGCGACCGCGCCCGCAAAAGGCACTATCAGGAAGCTTATCGCGTTGCTTTTGCGTGAGGTCGCCTGCGCTCATGCCTCTTCCTTCTTGAGTGAGCCGTCTTCGTTGAGTGGACGACCCTCATGGTCAACCAATCGTCCGTTGACAATGAAGCGCCCGCCGCCACCTTCCCAAGGCACCTCATCAAGAGGCGCGCTCGGTGTGGGTGGCACCGCTGCCATGGGTTGCGTCTGTGCAGGTTGATCTTCTGGCTTGTCCGATTTATTTGTTGCCAACTTTGCCTCCCTTCTTCAGTGCTGCCTTTACCACGGCAAGGTTGCTCTTGTGCGACGTGGGCGGTGTCGTCGTGCGCGGCTGATATTTTGCGATGAGTGGTGATGCCATGTGAGAAAACCCTCCCTAGATGTGGTATAATGTGGGGAAATAAGCAAGATGATGCCCCTGCGAGTGGTGGAACACTCCAGAGGCGTGGCACACGAAAGGACAAGTTTCGCATGCATCCTCATTCTAACATATCCCCAGGTAAAGTCGAGAAAATCTGCCAATTTTGTGGCACAATCTTCACCCTGAAACGCTCCATAGTCTTGACCGGAAGAGGCCAGTTTTGTAGCGCTGCTTGTCGCTACGCCAGTACAGTACGCCCCCTTGAAGAACGCTTCTGGGCAAAAGTCGAAAAGTCCACCGGATGCTGGAATTGGACGGCAGCCAAGAACCCCAAAGGCTATGGCATCTTCTGCATCGAGAAGAAAACCAACTCGCTTGAGCTTGCTCATCGCGTTTCGTATCGCTTGCACTACGGAGCTATACCAGAAGACTTGCGCGTACTGCATCACTGCGACAACCCCACGTGTGTTCGCCCTGACCACTTGTTTCTTGGCACAGATGGCGACAATACGGCTGATAAAGTCGCCAAGAACCGCCAGCAGAAGGGTGAGCATCATGCTCTTGCTAAACTGACTGATGCGCAGGCCACGGAAATTCGACGACGTTACGCCGCAGGAGGCGTTTCTCAAGCGCAACTTGCGAGAGAATACAGCATCAACCATGCAACGATGGGTAGTCTCATTCATCGTAAAACCTGGCATCATCTTCCTTAACCTTTACAGCAAGCTAGTTGCCGGTGCAGTATACGTTGTTCCACCAGTGTACAAAACAGCTCCTGCGACGCGATTCCACACCCCAAAACCGAACTCGCGCCCATAAGAGCGTGATCTGAGTGGGAAAATCTCATTATCGAAGAGCAGTTGCAGGTCGCCACTGCCAGCGTTTCGTGTTCGCATCACGAGCGCTTTCTGTGGACTTCCAACCAGCACCGCAATCACGTAGTTCGGGGGCACCCATGGCTTCACCCATACCTCGCTAGCACCAAACACACCAATCGCGCGATTGGTGATGTTCATCACATCGAGGTCTGCCATAGCGTTGGTCTGGTTGACGGATGGCACTAAACGTGAGTCGTAGTACGGGAAAAAGACGACTGGCCCAGTCGTTATAGCACGCACATTGGCCTCTTGTGCTGGGTTGATAAGCAATTGAATGCCACCCGACAGGAAGTGCTCAATCACTGTAGTGGTGAGAGCGGTCAGATCGGTGCTCATCTGAAGAGAAGTCGCACCCGACCAGGCAGCAGTCGCACCAAAGTAGTGTGTGTGCGACGCTGCATTGAAGGTAGTGCCATCAGGCGCTATCGGAATAGGCGCACTATCGGCATTCACCAACGCTTTCAAGGGCAAGTTCACATGATCAACGCGCCGATCTTCAAAAGTCGAGTTGGTGGGCGTGAACAGCGCCAGCTTCAACTGCTTGTGCATGTTCTTGATGTCGGCGTCCATCATGGCGTCCACTTGCGCCGCCAACTCTGCACCCGTCGCATTCTGGAAGAACAAGCGTGTCCATTGCAGCGCCCCGCCAAAGAACTTGAGCGGGAAGCCAAGGGTTGCACCTGCGGCAATCTTTTGCGTCCCAGCCGTGCCGTACTCATCCAACTCTTCCATGACCATCTGGTCAGGCCCACCGTAACGGCGTAAACGGTCGGTGGTCTGGTCGACAAATCCCGTGAGTGACTCTTGCAAGAGTTGATTATGGGCTGCAAGGGCTGCCTCAATGGAGGCAAAGGCCACGTCCTCACCTATCTCAGCTACGTTACCGGAAGCGGCCCGTAGCGATGCTAAGGTATCAAGGGTTTGTAATGTTCCGTAAGCCATAGTTTAGTCATTCCTCCCTTAATACCGGCTCAGCATAACAAAGATGCGCGTCGCATCGATGGCAAAAGCGACAATACCCGTCCCACCAGCCGTAGCGACAGAGTCAAGTGCGCCAGCAGTCAGGCTGAGATAGTATCCGACGCCAGGAGTGAGGCCAGAACCATAGTTGAGGACGACGTTATGCATGAGGGTGACCGGCTCACCGATATTGGCCTTGACGACGGCAAAACCGTTGACTTTGGCAGCGGCGGCATTCAGGGTTGTGCCAATCGAGCGGTACACGGTTCCGTCGGCGTTGATATAGCAGGCGTCCCCAGCGGCGATCGCGTCGCCAGACAGAAGTGTGGGCATCTTGCAAGCCCCAGGGTCAGGCCCGACGGTAGCAAGCGAGGGCGTGCCGGATTTGGCGATAAGAGCCAAGGTATATTCTCCTTCCCCGCTTGTCAAGAGCGGTCAAAAGGACACTATGCAGATTAAATGCCGTAGGTTCGCTGTTTTTTGAGCTCACGCATGTTGGCGGCCACCAAGTCCTCACGAGACGGTTGGCCTTGCGCTGGCGGGTTCGGTCGATTGCCCGGTGCTTGCCCGCGTGCCTGTTGCGCCAACTGCGCGATGAGTGGGCGAAGTTTCGCCACTTGCTCTAAGCGCAACTCAACCGGGACAATGGTGTCAGGAACCAGGGATTTCACTTCGGTCGGCCAATCCTTCACCTCTGCCTGAATCTGGGCATTGATCTGTTCGGCCAATCTTGTGTAACTTTCCTGAATGGGCTCAAGTTCCTTGACACGCTTTTCATGTTGCTCTGCTAACTGCTTGTACTCGCCAGCTTGCCGTAAGCGTTCTTGCTCAGCCACCTGGGCTTGCTCTTCCTGCTCTTTGGCCTTTTTGCGATGTGCGGCATTCTCCTTGCGCAAGTCAGCAATCACACGCTGGATATCCTCTTGCGACAAGGAATGTTGTTGTTGTTGGGATTGCTCACCGCCTGCCTGAGGGGAAGTCTGAGTGGGCGCCTGGCCCGGAGGTGGTACTGAACTGCCTGGTGCCTGACCTGGCGGATCAGTGTTTGGTGTAGTTGTCATAAATGTAACATACCTTTCGTCATAAAGTCAAGACATCAGCTTGTCTGCTCAATTAACCTAAATCACGCATCTCATTAAATTCTGTAAAAGAAGCCAGAGCATTTCCTGCTGCGGCCTTATCCTCAAACTCATAGCCCAGGACTTCCATAATTTCCAAAAGAGCAGCCATTGTCATTTCTCAGAAAACCCGGCGCTTTTGTATCAGATAAAATGCCCATGATTGGCTTGAGAAGCGCATGAAGCCGATTTTTGAGCAAAGTTTCTC